TATTGAGATGGTTCATTTTGTGTTGCTATATCTGCAAGTTTTTTTGTAATTGCTCCTAAATCGAAACTACCCATTGTATCTGCTACAGTTTGCATGATTCCTGTGCCTTTGCCTTGTATAGCGTCGCTTATATCACTTAAAGTTAATCCTTTTGATAAAACTTGAGCAAGAGGTTGTACAGGGTTAGGGACTAAAGATAAAATACCTGTACCAAATTTGACAAAGTCTTTTGGCTCTTGAAACTGGTTTTGTAAAAAATTTTGAAAAGACATACCTTGAGCCATAGGCTTCCTATCAGAAACTCCTGGTCTTGGGACTCCTCCTAACCCACTTATTTGAACATCTGGTGAGGCTCCTAAACCTTGAATCGCTGCTTGTGTTAAACCCATAGTTGTTGGTGTATTTCCTGGCATGCTTCCAAATGTGTTTGGAATATTACCACCAATGTCAACTGGACCAATTCCAGGATCGCCTAGACTTGCTAGTCCCTGAAAACCTATATCAAATGATGGGTCGTCTCTGTTAGAGTCATTAACCATATTTTACATATAAACTATTTTTTGAAAAAATAAAAGCCTTTAGAAGGTTCCTATCCCAAAATTTTTGAGATATCGGCTGAGAGCCTTGCACTTTAGTGCTAATATAAAGATGTTAAGTTTTATATAGGGGGGTAGCCCCTTATATATAGCCCCTAGTAATAGGGGGTATTGATAATGATTATCACGCTGATAATGATTATCATTATCATCTAGTAGGTAATAAAAAAGGGGCTAGTAATTAGCCCCTTTAGTAGGTTACTTTATAAGTAAGTACTTAGTAGCGTTAGCACCACCGTAGTCTTTACCGTAGCCCCCTAAACGCTGATTATAGTGAGTTAGTACCTTATCTACAGGCTGTTGAGCCTTAAGGTCATAATTATCATCACCACCGTTATTATTAGCCTTAAGTTCAGCTACTAATTGAGCCTTAGTAACCTTACCACCTAACTTAGCTATAGTATTAACTATTACCTTAGCTTGTCTAGGTAATGGCTTAGTAGCTAGTAATGTAGCTACATCATCATTTAAGGCGTATGTAGACGCCTTACCTGAATTAGTAGGTGTAGGTACATTAAGTATAGCCTTAAGTACTTGGTCGTTATTATTTGGGCTAGTAGCCACCTTATTATTATCTTTAGTCATAATTTCTACCTTTCTTGACTAGTTATAGGGGCTAGACCACCTAGCCCCTTAACTATTAATATATAGTAATATTTACTAAAGTAAAGGTTTAATTATTTCTTTTTTAGAAAATGTTTATTTCTTTTTCGGAAATAATAAATTAGTCTAAAAAATGCTTTCTGTCTTTCTGTCGCTGTGTCAATCAATCAATCATTCTCTGGTTGTATGTATATACTCAAACTATAAATATAATTGATGATTTGAAAGATGATGAATGATGATGAAGGATGATGATGAAGGAGCCAGTCAGTCAATCATTGTGACTAGGCGAAAAAAAGAGGGAGCCGAAGCTCCCTCAATCATTAAGCGTCGAGTTTAATGTAACCAGCTTCGGTTAACATTTTTCTGTAGAAGTCATAAATCCTCTTAGGACTTTGAACAGTTCGTAAACCATTCTCAACTAATCCATTTACAACTTCCTCTTGAGTGGCAGTTCCTCCAAGCTTCTCAAGAGTAGTGAGAATAACCATCGCCTGAGTGGCAATCTTTCTATTCTCGATCGCCTTAGTCAATAACTTTACTTTTCTGTTATTGAAACCATTCTTAGCTGGTGCAGGGATCCCTGAATTACCAACTGGGCTATTCTTAGTTTCTGTTGTTTTCGCAACTTTTTTTGCTTTAGTCATAACTTTCTTCCTTTCTATAAATATTTAAGTTATACCATTATTCTAAACGAAAGCTTTACTATAGTAAAGCGTTTTCTTATCACTTACAAATCTTTTTTATCACAGCTTTCGGTCAGTCAATCAATCACTCTGTGCTTGCGAGTCAATCAATCATACAAATTTTCTTAATTAATACTTTCCAATCAAAAGGTGAAGTTTGATGATGAATCAGGTCTGATGATGAAAGGTTACGCTCTCTCAAACTGATTGACTCGATTCCTGGTATTAACCAAATTTCTCGTTTTGAATGGTGATATGAAAGGATCCATGAAACACCACCTGCATTTGCTCTACGCATGTGCCATGCGCATTGTTGAGGCGAGAGATTGATTGACTGAGGCGAACCGAGTTTGAGTTCAATCCAAACTTCTTTGCCTTGCCAACATGCATTGACATCAGGAACCCCTGTCCCTAATGAGCCAACCTCAATCCTTTGCCAATGAACTTTCGGCAGGTTGGTTTTCAATGCCTGGTATAATGCTTTCTCCGTCTTCATGATTGATTGTTTTTATGTTGCTCCCATCAACAATTTGCTTTATCCTTGAAATAAGATCTTCTGATGACATAGTCTCCATCTTTGATACCATTACTTCCTTACGATCAATATAGAGTCCTGCAACCTTTCCTCTCGACACCTCAGCAGAGATCGCAGCAGCAATTTGCCCTGAATCCTTCGCTTCGTCACGCAAATGGGAAAGTTCTGTTAGATGTGAGTCAACACTAACTTCTGCCCTTTGGTTTTGTTTATCCAAAAGTTCGATAATGAAATTTGCAACTAATGGGTTTTTGCGAAGCATTGCAGAACCTTGAACTTTTGAGCCAATCATGTCTTTGGTAAAGCCTGATTTTCTTGCTGCTTTGGCAGCAGACATTCCTTCAACATACAGTCTACAAAACTTTTTGTGCTTTGGTAATAATGGTCTGTGTCTCTTACCATCTGGGGCGATCCAGTAATTCCCACACTCTGATGGTAAAACTGGAGTATACTCAAGGTCTCTCATCAATTTGTCCTATTCATACTTTCAATCTGTATGATATCACAAATCTTACCAAATACAATGTAATTTTAAAATGAATTTATGTAATCATATCATAAAATCTTTCTCACGACCCTTTATCTATCAACTTGATATATCATATTTGAAATCGAAATATCATACCCATGATTCAAGTCTCACAGTGCATTACAAGCAATTCTATGACATTATGACATTATGATGGAGTTTTATGTATTTAAAATGTGAAAAGTGTTTAGATGAGACATTGGGGCATTTCTGCCCCTGTCTTTATCGTGCGAGTACTCTTTTTTCGTGGTAAGGTGGGACTTCTGTTTCTACAAACCAACAGTATTTAGCCATTTTGACACCATGTTTGTTTGTACCTTTTTCAACAGCTTTGTTATAATCTTCTAAACTCCTAAATGTACCTCTGTGGAGATCTTTTTCAAGATCCCCATAAATGTATGGATAATAACCATTCCATGGACTGCCAGTACTCTTTGGTGATCCTAAGTTACTCAGTATTTTGTTATATAATACTTTGTCTCTTGGACTCATCAAATATCGGCTATGATAATAATACAAAGTCGAAGCTATGAACTCTCTTTGTTCATCAGTAAAATAAACGTGTCCCATTATGGCATACTCCTCAAAGTAAGGTTTAAGTTGAACAACTCATTAAGCTTTTCATTGAGTCTATAAAACCTCCACCAATGGTAAGAAGTATCTAAATGAGAATCTAAAATTTTAACAGTTCGAGCAATCGAATCCATATCAAGTGTTTTAGCAGAAAGCTCATTCTTTAATATCTTCAAGCAATCATTTATTGTAGCGTTTGGATAATTTAATTCGCCAGTGTAATCTTTAGCATTATCAAAACTTTGCTTTATTTCATAAATATCTAAAATACTCATACTGCCTCCAATACTGGTAATGTGCCTTGTTTAATTTCAAGACCGATCATTTGCTCTCGCTTAATCGTATTTTGGTTATCCATATCTTTTATGAAGAAATGGTATACGTCGTTAGGCTGTTCTCTTTCGACTAACTTTTCCATATCTTCAAGTGCACGTCCAGCTTTTTCGAAAGAATCGTAAACTGTGGAAAATAGTTTATCCTCCCAGTTTGGGTATGCGTCTTTGCGGAAATATCTTAAGTGGTGACAACCTACTCTAAATTTTCCTTGGTCTGTTGTTATCTTCATTTTTCTACCTTTCTAATTAAATTTTTAATATATAAATAGTATAGCTAGAGATTTTAAGAGATTATATTAGAAAGTACTCTTTTTTATGGGCGAGTATTCTCCTTCTTTCGCTCCTCTATACATTCATCACAAAGGTCTTTTGGGTGAGGAGGCTCCTCTGCCCAAAAGATTTCGTTACAATCAATACACTCGTATTCGCCCATTATCTCTCCTTCAAGTAATGATGAATAAGATGGTCGACAACTTTTTGAAGACTCATTTGAACGCCCTGATTGTTGTAAAATATATCCTGGATTTCTTTTAAGTCTTTGATAGTCTCAGCGTTTGATATTATCACAAGATTTCGACTTTTCTGTGTTTTTATGAAGTCACCTGTAGTATTCATTATGATGCCTCCTTCATTTAGCAGTTAATGTTACAGTCAGTTCTCG